TCGTAATGACGGATAACATGGTCAATATCAATGCCGTATTCATCCATAAGTTGAGACACGAGCCACACCAACGCCTCTTGTGTCTCTGTTGTGAAATACCACTTATCAGAGTCACCGCTTGCATCTTTCACGTTCTCTGTATAGCAAACACCGTTTTCAATTCCGATGCTGTTATAGTTCGTACAAATCCTATGATATGCATGACCATCAGAACCTTGCAGACCACCGCCACAATGCCATACAACAGCAGTTCGAGGGTCAGCAGCTTTATATATCTTGCCTGCTCTGCTCACGTAGTAGTGACCACCATAACCGCCACCGTATAAATTCTCGTTGTCAGCATTAGGTACACCAAGATAATGAACCACAATCCATTCAATCTTGTTGCTTCCTCTCGTTGCAGGAACTTGGCTCAAATTCTGCTTTGTCACATCAATGATGCTGTATTTCTGCTCCGTCTTCGGCACAGATGACAGAACATCATATTGCGTCAGATTATGCTTCTGAATAATCTTCATCACGTTCGATGCATATGTGCTCCCTGTTGCATATCCGAGAGAAGAAACACGCTTGATAAGCGTTTCTGGGTCTTTCTCGTTCAATACTTGCGTGCCGTATTTAGGAGCACCACCAACAGTGTTACTTGCATACGTCATGAAGAGCAGATAATCTGCAAAGCATTGAGCAACGGAATCATACGCACGAAAGGCATCAGATATAATTGTCGGCTTGCCGTCATATTCTTCTGGTGTATATTTACTGAACGACTTACCACACCACACGGTCTTATCAGACCATGATGCATTGAGCAAAGATGCTTTCATTCCCAACAAGTTATTGTGTTGCATCAGCAGTTCAATTTCTGGATTGTCCCAATAGTCACGGATACCGTAACCGTTCTCAAGACATGCTTGTGCAATCAATACAGATGGAAGATAGCCGTACTTCTTGCAGGCGTTCTGTGCATCTGTCGCTATCGCTTGAATGTATTCTTGTTCCGTCTTACATATCTTCATTTCCTTGTACCGTTTTGACCTTCCATTAATGCATATGGGTTCTACAAAAAAAGAGGGACACTCCGCTAAATATCTGCATTGTGTCCCTCTTCTTGTTTAAGTATTCAGTTACTCAGCATCTTCGTCGTCGTCTGTGATTACGTCTGGTAAATCGTCTTCGTCAAGGTAGAAGACATCGCCGTCATTGGCGTGACCTGCATCAGCAAGACCTTCTGCAAGCACATAACCGATGACCGTTGCACCTGCCATGATAAGACCTGTGACCTGTGTTGCCACGGCTTCAGACTTGCCGAGAGCCACCAGCAACATCGCCACGAAGGACGCAATGGACAGCCACAACTTACGACTTGTCAACTTACGAATTACATCTTCACGCTTCATAATGTTGGATCACCGTTCCTTTCTTATTCTGTGATTTCAAGGTTCTCAACACGTTGCATCAGTTTGTCAATCGTACCGTCTCCTTGAAGTGCCTTATACGGTTCGAAGTAATATTTCCTCAGGTCGTTTAATTCGCCTGCTGAAATCTTTCCTTGCTGGATATAGTGGCTACAACGCTGCTCCAGTTCGCCATAGAGCAAGCCGCGTAAGCCCTTCACGACAGCATCAAACTCATCTTTCGTGATGTTCTGTGAGTTATCTTTCTGTTTGCGTCTCTCAATAAAATAGGCTGTAATCGAATTGACTACAGCCCATACACCAGAGGAAGCAAGCACCGCCACAATAATAGTTGTTGCATTATCCATCGGTGCTCACCCCCTTATTCTTCTGTCGTAATAGTTACGTTGTATTTATTGAGCAATGCAACGACATTTGCATCTTCAAGCACTTTGTTTCTCTGTGTCTTTGCAGTAATGGCACTGAATAACTTTGCGACAGCATCCGCTTCGTCAACAGTCTGTGCTTCTTCTGCTACGTATTCGCTCCAACCGTACACACCAGGCTCCCAAACGTTGTTGTCAACATCCGAAATCCAGTTCTTATCATTGTGATGAACCTTGTCACCCTTCATATACGGATTAGTAGATTCAGGCTGTTTCCAATCTGGAATAACTTCAGGGTCAGGAATAAGCACTTCAGCCCACAGTGAAGCAGCATCAGCCGGATTCCAACTGTCCTGTGCATCATGTGCTTGCAAGCACTTATAGAGCGTGTCGTTGTAGCGGACTCTCTCACCGACAGCATACGAAGCAGAAGGAGACCACAACGGGTAAAGAGCCACGGACTTCAGAGCCTGCTCATCGGTCAATGCCGTCGATGCATTATCAATTGCATCACGATATTCTTTTGCTTTACTCAACAGCATCTGCTTCACCTTCCTTTCCGTATTCTCCGTTTGTGATGATGCTCAGTGCATCGGAGTCAGACAGTTCAATCGGAATATCTGTCTCCGTATAAGTCCTCTGTGCTGATACAGGGTCAATTGCTTCCGAGTAGTCGCCTTCAGGAGAACCACCATGAATATAAAAGCCTGCATCAGAATAAGTGCGAATCAAATCGCCTTCTAAAAGTTCAGTTTTAATCATAGTTCTGTTCTCCTTTCTTAACCTGTAAAGTCACTGAGCGGATAAATCTGGCTTGCACGCGAACTCCAGTTTGTTGCTGATTTATAGCTGGAAACAAGGGCGTCTGGAACGTAAATCTTCAATTTGGCTGTGGCCGTACCAGTAAGAGAATTACTTGCAATAGTGCACACCCTCGTGCTCTGTGTAATTACAAGACTTTCAAGAGCTGCGTCTCCCTGGAATGCATACTCACCAATACTCGTCACAGCATCAAATATTGCTGTCACAAGTGATGTACACTGGCGGAACGCATATGACCCGATACTCGTTGCCGAACCAAACTTTACATCAGCAAGTGATGCACACGCAAAAAATGCATACGAGCCAACCTTTGTTACATCGTTATCTTCATAACTTGTAATCGACCTATCAACAATCTGAGACGCTTTGCTTACAGCACCACTGCCACCCACACTAACTTCAATACTGTTTCCACTATCTGCAGCGTATGTTCCGTTCTCATAGATATGTGTCTCACCAACCATGCTGTCATACGTGCTGTCAAGTTTCATGATTGACAAGCCGTCATACGTAGCAAGTTTGACGTACATATACGAAGAGTACTTGACGGTTGTATTGACTGTGCCCCACATAGCGAAAGGCCATGTCTTGCCACTGTCCGTTACCTTTCCAATCAACAGTACCTTGTCGCCACTGGCTACAGTATCATCAAGGTCAGTTTTGTACTGTGCATTAGTGTTCTTGCTGTCCCAGTTATTCTTCAGGTTCGTCAGACCCCAACCCGTTGTCAAAGGCATTTCTTTATATCCAAGAGAAGCAGGCGGTTTAATCGGGTAGAGAGAACCAACAGCATTCACCGTAAGAGCATCACCACCATCAGACTCATACGAACCACCACCTAACACCGTCTGCACACCATCTTCGATATACGACGCACCGTCATACGCACTAAACTTGACATAGCAATACGCCGAATATGCATTGTATTGGCTAATAGTACCCCATACAGCGAAAGGTGCTTCGTTGCCGTCGTCATCTGCAACGCCGTAAAAGCAAATCTTGTCACCAACCGCAGGTGCAACAGACGGTAAAGCACCGTACCAGAACGTGCCTGTACCTCTGTTTTTTACCTGTGACAGTGTCATGGTCCTACCATCAGCCAATGGCATACCTGTGTATCCAGATACGGGCTTATACGGATGGAGCGTGCCTCCGCCTCCACCACTGCCGCCCTTAGTGACGCTATCCAAATAGAAATCAATGAAGCGTTTCTTCATATTAGGTCACGCTCCTTTCTTACTCTGTTACGGTAACTACGCAGCTATCGCTATAAGTCTTTCCGTTATAAGTGAACGAAGCAGTGATTGTGGCTGTACCTGCCTGACGACCTTCAATCGGAATGTAATCTGTTCCTTCCACCGTTCCAGTCTCTGATAAATAAGCAACCTCATTATCAGAAGTCGTCCAAACAAGGCTGGATGAGTCCATAGGATACATCTCTTGCGGATAAATATATTCTGTAGCATTCAGATGAATATTCATTGCATCCGCCAACGTGATGTGCGGATAAACCGCAGGCATAGTGTTTGTGCTACCGTCCTGACCCCATGCTGTCCTGTCCTGATTCATAACCCAATTCTTTCCTGTATCCACGCAATGGATAATAGAACCTGGTGCGAACACTACCTCTTCACCAAGATACTCACCTTTCATATCCATGACATTTTCACCAGTCAACGGAAACTCAGAAGGTGTCGTATCAGCCTGAATCACAGCACGATAGTTGTTAGCCGTCAAATCAGGGTCATATTCTCTGTAAATGCAAATCATAGTTATTTCCTCACTTTCTTGTATAAGTTATATTTTCATGTATAAGTTATATACGATATATAACCTATACAATGTGAATAAGATTACGTCCAAGCATTAGTATTAAGGTCATATGTTGCATATCCTCTTGTAGAGTGCATGAACACACGCACCCAGAATATAGCCGTACTTCCAACACGAGCCTGACTGAACCAAGTTCCGTAACTGTCGTAGTTGCTGAAGAAATACAGCGTATGGTCATCTGAATACTTCGCTCTTACATTTGCAACGCCGAAGTACGTTGTACCTAAGGAGCATTCCAACGGAACGACGAAATCTTGATTACCAGAAGCAACATACGCCTCATAGGTCGGAACAGTGATATAGTGTCCGGCAATGTTGAATCCTGTCAGACCTGTGTCAAACCTTGTCAGACCCGATGCATTCAACCTCAAAGCATTCTGTGAAGCAGACATCGTAACTATAAGAGGCTTGAGGTACAGACCTAACATCGTACCGCTTCCACCACCGCCACCGCCTGCAATCGCATCATCAACATATTTCTTTGTGGCGTAATCTCCACGTGATACATCTTCAGTCGTTTCTTCGCCTTTATCTCTCAGGTCATCCGCTTCATCCGTGCTTATGGTCTCACTGCTGTATGTCGCTTTCATACTGCCACGGATACCAACACTTGTGATAGGCAACGTCACTGTTTGTGAACCGCCTGCATGTGGCATTGTGAGTTGCACCATCATACCGGCTGTGATGTTTGGATTGCATACAGCGACAATCTGTGCAGAATAGCAAGGTGTGCCAACTAACGCTGTATAAAGCCGTGACTGAATATCGGCACAGTTATCTTCCGTGATGAACTGACCACTACTTAACACGTACAACCTATCGGTCGAACCTGTTGGAGATTGACCATATACCTGTACGCCTGAATAACTACGACTGTCACTGATGCTGTAATCCATCAGCCATGCCGTATCTATCGTTGCATCTGCTGTTGAGTTATACCAGCCACAGTAGAGAGAGCCACTTGCTGTCATATATCCATAGTTACCAGATATCAGCAACGCCTGTGCAATAGCCTGACGGCATGTCATATTCAATTCAGGTTGATTGCCATCATCGTCACGCAAATCAACAGAGATACTTGCACCGTATGTCGGCAGTGTATCTACTGAGATACCTGCTTCGGAAGCAGCTGAACTGATAATCTGTGATACAGTCATTGGAAATGAATATGTTGTCCATTTCTTCTTGTCTGCATCTCTCAGTTTGTCGTATGCCTTGATTGATAATTTGTAGTTACGCTTCGTCACATCTGCACAATAGACTGTGCATAACAGGTCATATGTCGCTGTCTGAGCCGTTGCCCCGTATCCGATATAGACCTGCACCTGTGTTCCATCGCTGAACAGATTGCTATATGAGCCGTCTCTGTTATACAGCGAAAAGGAGACGGAAGAGATGACACAGCCACCAGGAGCGAAAGCACCACCGCCAGATGTGCCACCTCTATAAGAGAAACTACCACTCACGAAGTCATCTTCATAAATCGTAGTGCCACCGACAACGAGTTTTACACGAGGATGTTGATACTGCAAAATCATTGAACTTGTGATAGCCATGTCTCAGCACCCCCTTTATGTGTAACAACTAACTTCAATCATATTCATTTGTAAGCCAATCAACTCATGATTGTTATAGAACACCTTGAAATCAGTTGTCCTGTCACCAACATAGAAATTGGAAGTTACATAAGATCCAGATTCAGGGTCATAAAAGCATACAGCGAAGGAGTTTTTACCCTTCACCGCCTGCAACACGCTTCTGATATGATTCGGATACATTGCGTTCCATGTGCAGTTCAACTTACGTTTAGAACCGACATAGCCCTTCCACATATCGCCCGTCATGCTGTTTCCTGCATCTGCATCTGAGATGTCGTAATATACTACTTGCAAGGTGGTTGCCCCTTTCGGAACAGCCACCCCTGCAATGCTCACCAAAGAGCCTTGATTCGTAACAGGTAATCTACTCATATATCAAAGCTCCTTTCTTACCACGCCAATTGTGGATTCATTCTTGTGTTACGCACGGAACGTGCTCTATCTGTCGCAGTAGCAAGTTGCTCACCGTCGATATACAGGTTAACGTCACCCTGGTCTGTATCATCCAGAGCATCACGGAAAGCACTGTACATGTCATCACGATT